GAGTCTGCTAAAACCGCAAAGAAACCAAAAAAGGTGAAGTGATGAAAACTCCCGCTTGGCAACGCTCCGAAGGTAAAAATCCTAAAGGAGGGTTGAACTCCAAGGGAAGATCATCTTATAATGCGGAAACTGGTGGCAATCTGAAAGCACCAGTAAAGTCGGGGGATAATCCTCGCAGAGCAAGTTTCTTGGCTCGTATGAGTGGCAATGATGGCCCTGAGTACGACAAGAAAGGTGAACCAACTAGACTGCTTCTTTCGCTTAAAGCATGGGGTGCATCCTCAAAGGCTGACGCAAAGGCAAAAGCCAAGTCAATTTCCGCAAGGAATAAGGCAAAGGCAAGCAGATGACCTATCTAGAGTTAATTAACGATGTACTGATTCGGTTACGGGAGACTACTGTCTCTACGAACAGCGAAACCTCGTATTCCACTTTAATTGGTAAGTTTGTCAATGATGCAAAGCGTCAAGTAGAAGATGCTTTTTCTTGGAATGTCCTTGGCACAACAATTACCCTATCTACTACTTCTGGCACATATTCCTACTCTTTAACTGGTTCTGGTCAGAAGTTCCAAGTTCAAGATGTGATTAACGCCACTAGCAATGTTGGCATGAAGAATATCGACTTTGTTAGTATGAATCGGTATCAAAATTTCTCTACCCCTATAAATGGTATTCCAACAAATTTCGCTTTTGATGGCGTAGATAGTAATGGTGATACAAAAGTAACTCTCTATCCTCGTCCTGATGGCGTGTATAGCATCCCATTCTCTTTAACAGTCCCACAAGCCACTTTGAGTGCTGATGCTACTGTGGTCAAAGTACCTGATGTTTTAGTGGCTCAAAACGCCTATGCAAGGGCTTTAGTGGAGCGTGGTGAGGATGGTGGATTATCTTCCTCTGAGGCTTATGCGCTATACAAAACAATGTTGTCTGACCACATAGCATTGGAAGGCACTCGCTACCCTGAGAACCAAGGATTTGTAGCGGTATGAGCCAAGCAATCCAAGTCTCTAGCATAAGCGCACCAGGCTTTTACGGGTTAAACACCCAAGATTCTCCTTTGGACTTAGGCCAAGGCTATGCTTTGGTTGCAACAAATTGCATCATTGACCAATATGGACGCATTGGCGCACGTAAAGGCTGGTCAAGAGTTAACTCATCTAGTGGCAACTTGGGCGCTAATGATGTAAAAGTTATCCATGAGTTAGTTCAGGCTGATGGCACTTTGACTGTGTTGTTTGCTGGCAACAACAAGTTATTCAAGTTAGGTGCATCTAATGTTGTTACAGAACTCACCTACGGGGGTGGTGGTACTGCCCCAACTATCACAGCAAGTAACTGGCAATGTGCTTCTTTAAATGGAATAACCTACTTTTTTCAGTCTGGTTATAACCCATTGATATATGACCCAGCCGTAAGTACAACTACATATAGACGAGTTTCTGAGAAAACAGGCTATGCGGCTACTGTGCCTGATGCAAACATTTGTATATCAGCATTTGGTCGTTTGTGGGCGGCTAACACTACCTCTAACAATGCTACTGTTTACTTTAGTGATTTGATTGCAGGTCATGTGTGGTCAACAGGAACTGCTGGTTCTTTGAATGTCAACAATGTATGGGTGAATGGTGCTGACCAGATTACTGGTTTGGCGGCTCATAACGGCTTCTTGTTCATCTTTGGTATGCGTCAGATTCTTGTGTATTCAGGTGCTACTAGCCCGTCTACTATGACCTTGAGCGACACAGTTGAAGGAATTGGTTGCATTGCTAGAGACAGTATTCAGACGACAAGCACAGATGTGTTGTTTTTATCCAACTCTGGTGTTCGTTCATTGATGAGAACGATTCAAGAGAAGTCTGCGCCTGAGAGAGACTTATCTAAGAATATCCGTAATGACTTAACTAGCGTTGTTGCTGGTGAGACATTAGCCAACATTAAGTCTGTCTACTCTGAGCGTGAAGCGTTTTACTTGTTGACTACGCCTAGCATTGGTGCTGTGTATTGCTTTGATACAAAAGGCATATTGCAAAATGGCGCATCTAGGGTAACAACTTGGGATTCTATTCAGCCAACAGCATTGTTATCTCGAAGAGATGGAAGTCTATACATTGGTAAGAATGGCTATATTGGCTTGTATAGCACTTATCAAGATTACACATCTTCTTATAGGATGTTGTATTACACAAACCATGCTGATTTAGGTGATCAGAATCAAACATCTATCTTGAAGAAGTTGTCTATTGTTGTGATTGGTGGTAGCAACCAGACTGTTACATTTAAGTGGGGATTTGACTTTAAGACCAACTACTTGTCAGACAACAGCACGATTCCTACTCAGGGCGAGTCCTATTACGGGATTGCTGAGTATGGTGCAAATGCTACAACTATTGCTCAGTACAGCGATGGTATTGCTTTGCAAACGCTTGTTGTTTCTGCAACGGGTGCTGGAAAAGTTGTTCAAACTGGTTATGAGTCAGACATAAATGGAACACCATTGTCTATTCAGAAGATTGAGATACAGGCTAAACAAGGGAAACTATCATGAGTGATTACACCAAAAGCACGAACTTTGCTACCAAAGATAACCTATCTTCTGGCAATGCTTTAAAGATTGTCAAGGGAACTGAGATTGATACTGAGTTCAACAACATTGCTACGGCTATTGCTACTAAGGCAGACACAACAAGCCCTACCTTTACTGGCACAACAACGATAGGAACTGTTGCAATTAGCGCAGGAACTATTACTGGCATTAGGAACTAGCGCATTGAGTGCGGCTTCTGCCTCTGACATTGTGTCTGCTATTGGCTCTACTGCGGTGACAAACGCAACAACTGCAACCAATGCAACCAATATTCTTGGTAGTTCAACTCAAACTTATCAGAATGTCTTAGGCAGTCGTGGTTTGAATACAACATACACTAACTCTACTGGCAAGCCTATTTGGGTGGCTGTGGCATGGACTGCAACAGGAAATGGTAACTATACGGCTACTGTTAATGGTGCTACTGCTTACTATACAGAGCAAGACTTATATCCAAGGGCTAACGTGGACTTCATTGTTCCAATTGGTGCTACTTATTCTGTGCAGTCTAGTGCGGGTCAAAACCCTGCCTATTGGTTTGAATTGAGATAAGAATGATTACACACCACTTTTCTGATGGACTGTATGCCAAAGAAACGCACATTAGTGCGGGGCAGATGCTCATGCAACATAAGCACAACTACTCCCATTTTGGGATTATTGCCAAAGGTAAGGTTGTAGTTGTTAAAGAGGGTGACATTCAGATTGTTGAAGCCCCTGCTTGTATTGATATTAAGGCTGGTGAGAATCATGGCGTAAAAGCCATCACCGATGTGGTTTGGTATTGTGTTCATGCTACTGACGAGAAAGACCCGTCAAAAGTAGATGAAGTTTTGATTAAGGGGAATTGATATGCCATTTTATGTTGCTGGTGCTAGTTTATTAGGTGGATACCTTCACCGCTAAGAGTGCGGCTGAAACATCTGCGGCGGGGCAAAGAGAAGCGGCTCGAATGGCGGCAGATGCCTCCAGATTCCGTCCTGTCGGTGTAACTACTCGTTATGGGTCAAGCAATTTCCAAACGGATGCACAAGGTAATTTGATTGGCGCAGGATATACAGTATCTCCTGAGTTGCAAGCCTATCAAGACCAACTACAAGCATTAACTGGACAGCAGTTACAACAAGGATTGATGGCTCAACAGCAATATGCCCCATTACAAGGTGCGGCAGGTGGCTTATTCAGTCTTGGTCAACAATATTTGTCTCAGTCTCCTCAAGAGGCGGCTCAGAAATATATTGAACAGCAACAAAACTTGCTTGCTCCTAGTCGTGAAAGACAGTATGCACAGTTGCAAAACCAATTATTCCAAACAGGTCGTGGTGGTTTGTCAGTAGGTGCTACTGGTGCTAGACCAAGTGGAGCGCAAGGATTGGGTGCGTCTAATCCAGAATTAGAAGCCTATTACAACGCATTGGCACAACAAGATGCACAGTTGGCGGCACAGGCTCAAGCGGCTGGTCAAC